TTCTAACTCAGATGATACTTCACAAAATGGACAAGGATCTCCAGCATTTTTTTCTGGACAATACAATTTTTTCCATTCTCCGTTAATTTGAACGTTGTGAAACCACACTTCTACGAATGGTGATTGACCTGGTTCTGTTGGAATAATTCTGAATTTCTTTTTGTCTGTGAGTTTACCTTTTGGTAACATTGTAGTGAAGTACTTAGTTAAATCTACTTCTTTTCTTGGTTTTGCCTTATTGCTTTCATACTGCTTAAGGATTGCGTCTAATACGCTGTTTTTTGATTGTGCTTTACCGCTCATAATATATATTGTTTAAAAAGTTTATTACAACTCTAACGAGTTCGAATTTGTATAATATAAATAGTTAAAAATCCGAAAAAGTAACTACTTATACCCTTCTTTAAAGTTAGTTTTTTTTTCTTAAAAAGACAATTCTAAACTACTTTAATTTATTAATTCTATAAAAAATTACTAAATTAAATTAATAAAAACAAGTTAATAATTATAACCCATAATAAATTTTCCCCCTATTTATAAGTAACAAAGAATAAATTAAAAAACAAACCAACAAATGAAAAAAGTTTTATCATTTTTGGCATTATTATGCCTATCCGTTATTACGTTTGCACAAACTTGTCCAACGCCAAACGGAAATTCAATTATCATTAAACCAAATTACACGGTTTCATCTTCAATAGCTAACCAAACAGATGTAAAAATTTGCTATAATAATACAACAACAAGTAGAATAACAGCTTTACAGTTTAAAATTACTTATGACACAGTTGCATTTAAAAATCCATCAGTTAGATTATTAATTCCTGATAGTGCAGATTCTTATTTACAATTTTACGTAAATAACGGTACAATCACAATATCAACAGTGTATGATGGACCTAATCTTAATTATACTTATGCTTCAGGTGAATTATTTAATATAAACTTTAATCACTCAGTAGCCAGTACATTTCAATATTTAACAGGAATAACTGCTTTGGGTTTTGACAATTCATATCCAACAATAGCATCTACAAATACTGGTAAAGATACTACGTTAACAAGATTTAATGCAGGTGGTGTATTTGTTAGACCTTCTATTAATTTTGCTGGTACATTTAAAAATGTAACTGGTTCTTTCACTAAAAATTTATTAGTTGGTTTGTGGAAACAACCTAAAACAGGTGGTACTTGGAGTTTAGTTGATGTAGAAACTACCGATATCAATGGTAGATTTGCTTTTAACCCTATTGTAGACACTACATTTTGGACTTGTAAAGTTGAAGTAAGAGGAGATACTCTATCATTGGGTAATGTTGTAACAACAGCAGATGCTCAAACAGTTAATAGATTTGTATTAGGTATTGAAAGTCCAAAATCATTTGATTTCCATACATCAGATCCAAACAATTCGGGTAGTATATCAATATCAGATGTTTACACTATATTTAATAGAATTGCTGGAAGATTTAGTAGTTTCGCAACACCTGATGTTAGATTTTTCACGGATGTTCAATACAATACAGTTATAACAGACAGTTTAACAAATCACTCATTAGATATTCCAGGTACAGCTAATTACTCATTTACAATTGTAACAGGTATTGATTCAATAACAGTTTATGTATTAGCAACAGGTGACGTAAATGAAACAGGTTTCCGTATGGCTAGATTAGTTCCAATAAAAATAACCAATCCATTAAACGCACCTAATTTCATTATAGATCAAACAACTGATTACTATGCTTCATTAAATGAAATGGAAATTAATTTACCTACTTTAAATGTAGAAGAGGGTAATTTAGTTAATATACCCGTAAAAGTGTTAACTAATGGACAATCATTAGGATCAATGCAATTATCATTAAAGTATGATAAAGATTTATTAGAATTCAAAGGAGTAGCTTCGAAAGGAGCTACTTCTAATTGGATGTCTTTTACTAACGCCAATAACAACGAAGTTGAGTGGGGTGGTGTAGATATGAGTGAAAAAAATAAAGTTAATGATGGTGAAGAAATTATTACTTTACAATTTACCGCTAAAAAACCTAAAGATGAATGGACAGGTTCTCCATTGTATGTAACTCGTAAGTTTGTAGGAAATGCAATTGCAAAAGATTTAAGTATTAGACCTACTGATGGTAGAGTTGAGGTATTTAAAACAAAATTTTCAGATGTTAGTTTAAATGGTGTAATTGATATTATGGTTTATCCAAACCCAACTTCAGGTATTGTTGCAGTTCAGTTTAATATACCTGAAAATACTATGGCGTCAATCTATTTTATTGATTTAAAGGGTAATAAAGTAGCTGAGGTAACTAGTGGTAAAATGCCTAAAGGTGAATATAGATATACAACCAACTTAACTTCATTACCATCAAGTTCATATCTTGCGGTTATGGAATGTGATGGTAAAATAATTGCTAGCACAAAAGTAATAAATAATGTATTTATGTAATATAATAAACATATAAATATAACAAATATTATGGCAGAAGAAACAGAAAACACAAATGATGGTACATGGACAGGTTTAAAGAAAACAATTATTGGTACCTTATCAACAGCAGTTCTTGGGGCTGGAACTTGGTTAACAACAACATTTTTCAACGGACATTCAGATGATAACTCTGAAACTAAAACAGAACAAGTAGCGGCACCTGCACCAGCGGCAGCACCGGTGGTAATTAATTTATCAAATAACAATGAACAAAAACAACAAAATAATGGTGGTGGAAATACTACAATTATTAAAGAAAGAGTTATAGAAAAACCAGCAGCACCTGTTAAAGAAGAAAAGAAAAAAGAAGAACCAAAGGAAGAAGCGCCTTGGTAATATAAACTTTAATAACGAAAACCAACAAAGAAATGAAACTTATAAACCAACAAAGCGCAATCAACTTCATAGCAGCCCTTTTAGGTGCTGTTATGGTGTTTGGTTGTGGAACTACTAGAACAGAAACATACACAGCCGAATTTGAAAAGAAACAATCTATAACCACAGTAAGTGATTATGATGGTAAACAAATGCCAATTCAAGTTCTTTCAATCGGTATTAGTGATAACGTCCTTAATTCATATCCAATTCTTAAAGAAAAAAACGTAGGATTAGGTGTTACAAATATTGCATTAGATTACTTAGAAGGTACAAATAGGTTTGAATTCACCGAAGATAAGGAAGAAATCAAACTTAAAATGGTTAAACAATTTCAAGCAAGCGCTAAAGGTTTTACTGAAAACAAATTAGATGGTAAAGGTAAAATTAAATTAGCTAAGTATTTTGTTTATATTGAAGTATATGATTTCTCAGTTGATGAACAAGAAACATTTACTACAGGTAAAAAGCAATTAGAAGTAACTACAAGATTAGGTTTACAAATTAGATTTGTTGACGCTGAATCTGGACAAGTTAGAGTAGGTTCCGGTATGGGTGAAACAACCCAATATGGTCAATCATTTTTGAAGTCTCTTGACATGAAATTTGCACAGTCAACTGTTGGTATTTCGACAAGAAAATCCTTAGAAACGGCTTGTTCTAGGGTTATAACAAAAATGATTAAAGATGGAATATTTGAAAAATAAGTTCAATGAACTAATCAGTTTTCTTAAATATCTATATCTTGTTTTTGTATTATTTTTAACCTTATTTACGTTAATAGAATTAAAAACATTATATATTATAGATATATTCAAATTCATAGATACCCCAATTGATAATTTTTATTACGACTTGAAAGGGGAGGTTTATGAGTCGTGTTAAAAGTTATTTACTTTTATTTTTTTTAATGATTGGGTTGGGTGTAAAAGCCCAAACCTTTTCATATTCATATGTAGATCCCTGCACTAAAGAAGTAAAAAATATTACCGTGTCAAATTTAAATGGTAATTTACCTATCGTAATGAATTATTATGGTCAGGTAAAAACATTTACGCCATCTGAATTACAAAACGGTTCATTTGAAACTTGGGCTAATAATGTTTTCAATAACTACGGAAAAGGTAATCCGTGTGCTCAAATAGGGGTTCAAACAATTACTGAAAACGTATTAAACATTACTAATAACGTAATAAATAATGTTGTTTCACTCAGTTCAATGTTAACGTCAATTACTGATGTTGCATCAACCACTGGTTCAATAACAAGTGTAACTAGTAGTGTTTCTGGCAGTGCCGGAACTACTGGTAGTACAAGTAGTGAAAAAAATAATAGTTCATCTAAAGAAGAAGATAAAAAAGGTGAAAGTAGTGAGGGTGGTAGTAATGGTAGTGGTGGGGGCGGTAATGGAAATGGTACTAGTGGGAGCGGTAGTAATGAAAAAAATAATGGGAATGGTACTGGTGGAAATGGTAACAATAAAGAAGGGGATAAAAAGCAAGAAGAAGGTAAACAAGAAGAACAAAAACAAACATCTCAATCAACAACCAGATCAGCAAGTAGATCAACATCTAAACAAGATAAACCCGCTATTATGTTAACAGGTGATATAGTTGGTATGCAAAGAGCAGCAGATAACGCTCAAGATGCTAAAATAACAACTAGTTTTATAAAAGTAAGTGGTGATAGAAAGAAATCATTAGGAGTTGCTTTGGATTTTACTGTTAATGCTAAGGTTGGTAATGTTTCAATTTTTAAATCTTGGATAACACAAAAAACAACTAAAAAACATATTGATTTAGTATCCAATAGTATTTCAGTTTTACCAAATAGTTTTAGTAATACATTTGTTTATATTCGTATTGACAATGTGAAAAAATTTACTGGATTATATGGTGTTGGTGGTATGTATGGTGAATTAAATAAAGAACCTTTAACAAGTTTAGTGGCGATAGGTGGTGGTATGTTTAAAGGACAGGTAACTAAAAATATTGACGCAATATTTATAATAGCAGCTGTATATGTTCCATATATGAAATATTATACTGAAAGTGTATTTAAATCAAAGCCGTTAATATTACCTTTTTTGAATGTGAATTATAAAATAACAAAAACATTTAGATTTGGTGTAACAGCAGGAACAACATATTCAGCTACTGAACAAATAGTAAATTATCAAGTTTTATTTGGTGGTAAATTAACTTTATGAGGTGGATATTATTAATATTTTTATTTTTAACAACAATAGTTAAAGGACAAAACTTTTCACAAACAGGTAGAGTTTTTGGTATAAATAATTTAGGTGTTCCTAATATAAGGATACAATTGTGGAAAAGAACAACATCTGCTCTTACAGGTTTTACCTCACAAACAAATTATAATGGACATTCTTATTACCGTTCAACAACAACTAACACTTGGTTAGGTTCTAAATCTGTTTGTGAAAGTATGGGAGGTCACTTAGTTACCATATCAAATGCGGCTGAAAATACATTTGTATTTAATACGTGGCCTTCTGGTTGGATTGGATATTATCAAGATAAAACAAGTGGATTTTTTTTCACAGAACCTTTAGGTGGTTGGAGATGGACAGAATTACCTGTTACTAGAAATTTAGTGTCTAATTATGACATATCCGATACTGCATCATATCAAACAACAGCACCAACAGTAGTTAGAAATACAATAAGAAGAACTAACGCCACTTTATTTAATAATCCAACATATACAGCAACATCGGGTAGGTTTTTGTCATTTAATGGTTCAAACCAATATATGATGACTGAAAACTTGGCTAGTTTTTTTACCACCAATGCAGTTAGTTTAATGTTATGGGTTTTCCCAACAGATGCAGGTGTATTAATATCGGAACAAGGTTCTCCAACATTAGATTTAAATTGGTTTTCTTCACAAATGGAAATAACTAATGTAAGTGGTTCAACAGGTACATTAAGGGTTGGTACTTGGAGTTCAACAGGGTTACGAAATATAAGTACCCCAATAACTTTAAATAGGTGGCATTTTATTTGTTTAACTCATAGTGGTACTGAACTTAAAGGGTATTTAAATGGAACTAATTTTGGTAGTTTGGTTTATAATCGTATGTCACCATATTTTAATTCAGCTCAATTATATTATACATTTGCATCTAGATGTTCTACAAATATGGGTGATGGAACAAATGCAAATGCCAGGTTGGGTTCATTTCAAGTTTCTAATGTAGTTTGGAGTGACGATGAAATAAATAGAAGTTATATGCATAACGCTTATAGGTTTGGTATATACCCTTATTCTAATTGGAATAGTGGTGAACCAAATAACTCTAACACAGAAGATTATGCTCAATTTGTTACTAATGGTAGGTGGAATGATTTACCTAATTCAGTTTTTTTAAATTATGTTTTAGAGTTTGATTATATAATGACAAACGGTAATTGGACTTTAGATACCACAATATTAACAAATAATAGTGGTGATTATTCATTTTTAAGACCAACTAACCCATCTGTTGAATGGAGAATTATATTAGATACTTTATCAATACCAGCACCACAAAGAAGTAATTTATTAGATAATAATAATTTAATTTTCAGTAGGAGAAGTATTGTAAGTGCAGATTATTTTAGATATGATTTAAATACTGATAACAATTTTTCAGTTTCAGATATTTATTTACAAATAAAGAAAAGTAGGGGTCATACTTGGAGTATGCCAAATTATAGAATATATACACAAACAGAACATTCTATAATTAGATCTTCAACAACAAACTTGAGATTAACATACCCAGGAATACAAACAACTACAACTACTTCACTAACAAGTGGTGGGGTTACTAATTTTTATATAATAAGAACAGGTTATGACAATTAAAAGTTTACTATTTGGGTTACTATTCCTTCCATTGTTTTCATTAGGACAATGTGTAAAAGTTGATTCAGTTTACAATAAAACTGATATGAAATCTATTGAAAATAGAAATGTATCATTTGGTATTAAACAAATTACGGAAGATATCTTACAAGATAAAGGATTTGATATTTGTCAAAATGGTTCACCTATATACGTTGAAATTACTTATATTGGATTACCTGAAAATACATTTAGAATTGGTGGATTTGTTATACAGAAAAAAATCACAGAAATTAAAGTTAAAGTAATAAATGGTATTAGAATTATGGAAGGAACTGGAACTTATAAAACTTCTGTAAATGCAATGATGCTTGAAATAAATGAAGAAGTACCATTTAAACAAACTGTATTATCAAATGCAATTAAATTGGCGTTGATAGATGCTTTGAAGTAATTATCTATTTTTTCAACTTCTCATCAATTTTTTCTAATATTTCCTCAATAACACCTTTACTATCAATAACACCATCAATAGCCATGTTAATAATAGCCCTTTTTTTATCTAATATTTCATATACTATGGTATCAACAGTATTGTCAAATAATGGGAAATAACATATAACATCTTTAGTTTGACCAATCCTATAAGCTCTATCTAATGATTGATCAATATTCGCAGGGGTGAAATTTAAATCGTTTACAATAACAACTTCAGCAGCTGTTAAAGTTAATCCAACACCAGCAGCAACGGTATTACCAATAAACAATCTAATATTTGGATTATTTTGGAAATCTTCAACCGCCTGTTGTCTATCTTTTTGACTTGTTTCACCATTAATAACAACACAAATATCCTTATATTCTTCTTTTAAGGTATTAACAACTGAAGTGTAATCAGTAAATACAATTACTTTTTTATCAGTTTCTAATGAATTATTAATAAGTTCTTTAGTGTGTTTTAATTTATTTTCAGCAACCCATCTTCTTAGAACCGATAATTCAACAAGTTTTTTAGCATAAGTAATATTTTTACCTTGTTCTTCACGCATTTGAATATATCGTTCAACGGATGATTCATAATCAATTTTATCGTCATCGTCTAATTCAATATAGATAGGTGAAATAATTTTATCTGGTAAATCTAACACATCTTCTTTTCTTCTTCTAATTGAAACAGGTTTAATTCTTCTATTTAATTCTTCTAAGTTTGAAGCACCATCCGCCTTGATAATTCTTCTACCTTTAATCATCATAGTTTTAGCATTACAATAACTATATAAAAATGAATTATAGTTTGTTGAAAGTGGATGTTCAACCATAAATAATAGAGAGAATAAGTCCACAGGTTTATTTGTGATTGGTGTTCCTGTTAAAAACCATTTCTTTTTAACCGATTTAACTATTTTTTTTACATGCTTGGTACGGTTAGCACTACTTGATTTTAAGTAATGAGCCTCATCACAAATAATTAAATCAAACTTCTCGTTTATTATTTGATTATTTACATCAACCTCATCATACTCTTGAAATTTAAATTTAGGTTTTTTACCCTTTTTAGGTTTTTCAATAGTATTAAATTTTTCTAATATATCATAATTTATAATTGTCCATTTATTAGGTATCCATTCTCTTTGAATAATTGATACATTATTTGGATTATCATAAATGGATATTTCTTTTTTCCAATTAAGTTTAAGTGAAGCGGGACATACGATTAATATTTTTTTAACACCTGATTCTAATGCAGCTATTATTGAAGATGCTGTTTTTCCTAAACCTGGTGTATCTAATAATAAAAACCTATCGTTTTGAAGTAATTTAATAATAGCTTCTTCTTGATGCTTCATAGGAAGCCTTGAAGAATATTTATTCCAATCTACATTCACTTCTGGAATAACTCTAAACAAATCCTCATTCAATTGTGCTTTAGGTATCCAAATAAGTTCAGAAGGTCTATTTTTAAGTAGTTTAACTTGTGCATGATACACTTTTTCCTGTTCACCAACAATCTTTTCTATTAATATTTTTTCAATTTGGGTTGTAATATTAAACTGTCTCATTAAGGAGTTTCTAAAGAAGTTTGTTAAATCCAAAAACTTATTTACATCCTTTACTTGAAATTTATGATTGTTTATTATATAATTGGCTTGATTTTCAGTTATAGGTAAAAATGATTTCTTTTCTCTTGTTCTTTTTAATTCTAAGATATAAGGATTATTACCCTCATAACTTTTTAATATATCAAGAGCCTTAACTTTAGCAATATTATTTAATTCTATCATCTCTAAAAATATAACAAATTAGAAAAAAAAATAAATAAATGTTTATTTTATAGCTTATATATTTATATTGACCAGTACCTAGTACTTAACTAGTTAATCTAGAACTTGTTCAAAGCCTAGTACATATTGATCAGATCATATTTTATAAAATATATAATAGATATATTTATATATATGGCAAAGCAAAAAATAGAGTTTAATGATGAAAGTTTAACATCATTACTTCAAGAAACATATTGTGAGGTAGTTGATCAAAGAAATAAAGCTTTAGGGTTACTCAACAAGTATTTAAAAAATGTTGAAGAAAATACTGATTTAGCTATGGTTGGTAAAATCAATAACGAATTATTAAAAGTAATAGATTCTTCAATTGGTAAAAAAATTGAATTAGCTAAACTTATGGCTGATATTATGAATAAAAAAGGTAGTATAAAAAATGATGATTCTTCAGTAAAACATATTTCAAAAGAACAAAAAGCTGAAATGCGTAAATTGGTAAAAGAAATAAAAGAAGGTAAGATAAATATTAGTGGTGAATAATGGCTAATACTGGACAAGCTGATAAGAAAATCATAATTGATAGGGTACAAAACTTTTTAATTACACTTGAACAATTAAAAAAAGAAAAATTGGTTATTCAATCAACTAATTTTTCATTACCCTCATTAAGGATACCTAAAGATGATCCCTTTGATTTTCTTATGGACTTACTTGGAACTATGAAAGGTAAGAAAGCAGCTGTTCAAGAAGTTTTAAATTCTGTATTAGGTAGTATAGACGCAATAAATGTAAAACTTAAAGAAGGATTAAGAAGAGTAATTATTAAATCTTTTTTTTGTGACAATGATTTTATTATAAAACCAGAATATACTAATGGTACTAATAATATTGAGTTTAATATATCAAGTATAGATTATTTTTTTCTATTAAAAACAAGTCCATTAGACGATGTTAGTGGTGCATATGAAATAAGTGGTGGGTTAAATAGATTTTTATATAATACATTAAATGGTTCTGCAGGAACAACATCTTGGCAAGATTTACTAACTAACATTAGTTTTAATCAATCAACACAAGTTTTAAGTTTTAGAATAAATCCTAAATATACAAATCAACCTGTAAGTGTGTTTGTTAATGATTATGTTAATTCACTAACTATTGTTGATAATGAGTTTTTTAAATCATTATTTAGTGTGTCACAAAAACCAAATAAAGAATTACAAAAGAGATTAAAGTTTTTAAATAATTTAGTTAATGATGTTAGAAATGCCTGTTCACCTACTTTAAATGACGTAGGAAAAGATGATTCTGAAAAACAAGCAATATTAATTGACTTATTAAATAATAAGGGAAAACCATTAAGTGATGTTTTAGCTGAAAGAATTAATAAGTATGGTGAATTTGATAATTTAAGTGATGATTTTACTAATAAAATAAATCAAATACTTTGTCAACCATTAGAAACGCCGATAACAAATGAAACAGTATTAGAGGCTTATAGTCAAATAAATGATGAAATAAATCAATTAAATAGTATATTAAATAATATTGATAGTGTATTAAATAATTCATATCAAAATAATGGTAATGGGACAGGTAATGGTGGAGATCCAATAACTGAAAGTCCATCTTCTTTACCTACTCTAAATATAGATTTCAAATTAGGTATAATAGGTCAAATACCTAATAATATAAGTAGATTATTATTATCACCAAAAGTAATAATGTTATTTGCTATTTTAACTGAAGTGGGTGGTAATGAATGGAATGAGGGTTTTGAAAGTTTCTTGAAAAAATATACAAAATCTTTATTTGATATGATTAAGAGTGTTGTAAATCAAATATATGAAAAAATATATAAATTAGTTGCTGATAATATATGGTTAATACTACAAGGTTTAATATTACAAATTGTAAGTGAAAGAGTTAAGGCTAGATTATCAATAATTTTATCTTTATTGAATTTATTTAATAAATTAAGGGGTATTGATTTAAACATTAATTTTGGTAACTGTAAATCAATATTAGATGCTTTATTAAAATTAACTACACTATCTAGTGTTATATAAATAGATTTTCTTTTTAATTTTTTTTTATTATACTTGTAAATATGGAAAACAAGGAATACGAAAATGTAAATCACCCAAACCATTACAATACTTTTAGTAAAGAAGTTATTGATATGATGGTAGATATTTGGGGTATTGGGAAAACAATTTCTTTTTGTGAAATGAACGCTTTTAAGTATAAGATGCGTATGGGTGATAAACCAAATCAACCACTGGAACAAGATGCTAAAAAAGCCAAATGGTATTTAGATAAGGCAAAAGAATTAAAATCTATGTTTGATAATTATGGTGAAATATATTCAATCACGGAGGTATTATATAAATGATAGAATTTGCTAAAACAAATAAAGATGTTATTAAAACAGTCTCAGATGAGCAGGCTGTTATAATAGATAGTATATTAAAATTATATGTTCCAAGTAGACAAATAGATGTGGATCCAACTTATTCAAAAGGTAATTTTTATAAGAAAACATTTATACCTGAACCAAAACATAAGTTTGATTTATACCCACAAACGGAAGATACAATTCAAGCATCAGCTGATAAATTACCGTTAGATAATAATTCAGTAAATACTATTATGTTTGACCCACCATTTGTTGTTGGAACACCTAATAGTTCCAAAGGTAAGTTAGGATCAAATATTATATCAAGTAGGTTCGGTTCTTTTAAAAACATTGAAGAATTATGGAAATTTTATGATGCAGCTATATTTGAGTTTTCAAGAATTATAAATGATAATGGTGTTTTAATTGTAAAATGTCAGGATACTATTAGTTCATCAAAACAATATTTATCTCACATTGAAATAATAAATTATGGTATAAGACACGGATTTTATTGTAAGGATTTGTTCATTCAAACAACAAAAAATAGAATATTATCGGGCAAGCATAAAGTCCAAATGCATGCAAGAAAATATCATTGTTATTGGGTTGTTTTTACTAAGGAAAAAAATAAGGTAACATATAATAATGTTTGGAATGGAAATAAATAGAATTAAAAAAACTGAGGATATGACAATACCTCATTTGATAAACATTATTAATTTCCAATTAAAAAATGGTGAATTTAAAAAGGGGTTAATTAAAGAACACTGGATTGAATTGTTAAGGAGAATAGATAAAATATCTTGGGATGAAAGATTAATTAAAATGTATAATTCAGAGTTTTATGAAAAATATATAAAAACAGGTAAATTACAAAAGAGATTCGAACATAAAAATGGAGTTCCTTTAGATTGGGAATTAGAAGATGGGTTTGGAAATAAATAAAATACATAAAGGATTAACTGAAGAGTTAATTAAACAAATGGGTGATAAGTCAATTAATCTTATTATCACATCACCTGATTATGCTAATACAGTTAATTACGGTAAGAAAGTTAAACTATATAATGAAAATACTTTTGCCGATTGGTTTATACCGGTTATTAAAGATTTTTATGATAAGTTATCCGATGATGGTTCATTTATTATGAATATAAATGATAAGGTATCAAATGGTGAAAGAAGTATATATGTTATGGATTTGGTTTGTCGTATTGTTAGGGAAACAGATTTTAAATTATATGATAGATATATTTGGGGTAAGAAAGCGGCTTTACCGACAGGTGGTAATAAAAGGTTAAATGATAGGATTGAATATATATTTCATTTTGTTAAATCACCTAAAGATTTTTATTGTGATACTAACGCAATTAGAGAACCATATGCAGAAGCATCTGTTAAGAGGTTTGACTATAAGGTAATGGCAAATGATGTTATTGATGAAAATGGTTTAACTGATAACACAAAAAAGAAGAAGGTAAATGTAAATCCATTGGGTAAGGTTCCAGGAACTTTATTTCAATTTAATACCGCTGCAACTGTAAGGGATGAAAGTTCGGGTAGACATCCAGCTCCTTTTAATCCTGAATTACCTGATTTTTTTATTAAATGGTTAACAAGGGAAGGTGATTTGGTTTTAGATCCTTTTAACGGTGTGGCTTCAACAGGGGTGGCATCTTACAATAATAATAGAAATTATATTGGTTTTGATATGAATGAATTATATATTGAAATCAGTAAAGAAAGATTAAATAAATATAATAAATTAGCGTAAATTAAATATAGTATTTAATAAAATAAAACCTTATTTACACCACTTTTTATATTGTGACTATTTATTAATATGATAGGTAAAAAATTAACATTAAATGACTTTATTAATATGTCAAAAAAAATACATAATAATAAATATGATTATTCATTGGTTGAATATAAAAACAATAAAACTAAAGTTAAAATAATATGTCCTGAACATGATGTGTTCATTATGGAACCTTCAAATCATTTAAGAGGTAGTGGTTGTAAATCTTGTTTTAATTGTAGTAGGAGACAAGATTTTGTTAAAAATGCTAAAATGGTTCATGGTGATAAATATGATTATTCATTGGTTGAATATAAAAACAATAAAACTAAAGTTAAAATAATATGTCCTGAACATGATGTTTTTGAACAGTTACCTACAAAACATATAAATGAGGGACAAAAATGTCCAAAATGTAGGGGTTATTATAGAACTAATAATGAGTTTATTGATTTAGCGATAAAAATACATGGTGATACATATAGTTATTATAAAACAAAGTATGTTGGTAAAAAAGAAAAAATTATAATAATTTGTAAAACACATGGGGATTTTAAAGTTAGTTATTATGATCATTTAAAAGGTGTTGGTTGTCCAATATGTTCAATTTCTAAAGGTGAAAAAGAAGTAAAAAATTGGTTAGAAAATAAACGTATTAAATATATACAACAACATAAATTTGATGATTGTAGATATAAAAACCCACTACCTTTTGATTTTTATTTACCTGAACATAATATATGTATAGAGTATGATGGGATACAACATTATGTAATTAAAGATTTTTTTGGGGGTGAAAATGGTTTTAATGATATTAAAAAACGGGATAGTATAAAAGAAAAATATTGTGAATATAATAAAATAAAATTAATAAGAGTTAAATATGATGAAGAAACAATTGTTTATCTGGACAAAATTTGGATGTCCGGATTGTATTGAAATGAAAAATATGTTGGATGATGCTAACATACCGTACGAAGCATTAGAAAGTGAGTTATATCAAGGATGGGACGTTGCTGTTGAAGAAACTAAAAGTAATGGCGTTCCTCAAGCTGAGTTTGAATACCCTGATGGTAGTATTGTAAGGGTTTGGGATGCTGAAACATTGGAAGAATTATTCCAAAAAATAAAAGATGAGTGGGATAAATAATTTACTATATTTACAAATTTAAAATATAGGTTATATATAAAGTATTCTTTGTTGGTTTTTGAGCGACCCA